GATCATGCTCACGGCTCTGCTGTTGAACTGGCGCCAATCGGCCGAGCTGATCATTCTTGCTCCGACGATAGAGATCGCCAACAACGCCTTTGCACCGGCGCGCGATATGGTCCGTGCAGACCCCGACCTGGAAGAGCTTTTGCAGGTCCAGGATCATCTGCGGACCATCACGCATCGGACAATGGGCGCCACGCTCAAGGTGGTCGCAGCAGATAACGACACGGTCGGCGGCAAGAAGGGATCCTGGGTCCTTATCGACGAGGAGTGGATCTTCGGCAAGCGCACCAATGCCGAAAACATGTTCCGAGAGGCGACGGGTGGTCTTGCATCACGTCCCGAGGGCATCGTGATCAAGCTCTCGACCCAGTCCGATGAGCCGCCGGCCGGGATCTTTCGGCAGGACCTTCAATACGCGCGGGACGTGCGCGACGGCAAGATCGAAGACAAGCATTTCCTGCCGGTGATCTACGAATATCCGCCGGCGATGGTGGAGTCGAAGGCCTATCTCGATCCTTCCACCTTCGGAATCGTGAACCCGAACCTGGGAAAGTCGGTCAGCCCGGCGTTTCTCGAACGCGAATTGAGCAAGGCGGTAGAGGCTGGGGAGCAGTCGCTTCGCGGCTTCTTGGCCAAGCACTTCAATGTGGAAATCGGCCTCGCACTCCGCTCGGACCGGTGGGCGGGCGCGGACTTCTGGGAAGCTCAGGCTCTTCAGGAAGTCACGCTCGACTATCTGATGGCGCGCTCGGAGGTCATCGATTTCGGCATCGATGGTGGTGGCCTGGATGACTTGCTCGGTGCGGCTGCCATTGGCCGCGACCGAGAGACCGGACACTGGCTCCATTGGGCGCATGCGTGGGCTCATCCCTCAGTGCTCGCCAGGCGCAAAGAGGTTGCGCCGCGGCTCCGTGACTTTGCCAAGGCTGGCCAGCTAACCCTGGTGGATCGCGTTGGCCAAGACGTTGAACAGGTGGCCGCCTACGTTGCGATGATCGAAGGCGCCGGGCTGTTAGACCAAGTCGGCGTCGACCCGGCGGGCCTCGGGGCCATTCTCGACGCGCTCGAGGATGCCGAGGTGCCAAAAGAGAAGATCGTCGGAATCAGCCAGGGCTGGAAGCTTGGCGGTGCGATCAAAACCGTGGAGCGTCGGCTCGCAGCGGGAACGTTTGTGCATGGTGGGCTGGCGCTGATGAATTGGTGCGTGGGTAACGCACGCACGGTGCCGATTGCCAATGCGATCAATATCACGAAGCAAGCCAGCGGCACGGCAAAGATCGATCCGCTCATGGCGACGTTCAACGCGGCCTCCCTGATGGCCCTCAACCCTGAAGCCCAGAACGCGTCGGTCTACGAGACGCGCGGCATACGGTTCATTTAAGGAACGGCATGCGCCCTTACGACTCTCCGCTATGGCGTGCAGCCAGGGATGAGGCTGCGCACGCGCCTGCGCCGCCGCAGGCCAGTGCGGCGCCCGGTGCAGGTCAGACGTTCACCGGGCTTGATGATCCGGAGCTGTTGGAATTCATTCGCCGGGGCGAAGCCGATGGCGACTACGGTCGTCAGATACGGCAGTTGCGCAACATGACGGCGCTTCGCTGCGTATCGCTCATTTGCGAGTCGGTGGGCATGTTGCCCATCAACGTGCTGCGAAACGATGCAACGAAAGCGCTGGAGGTGGATCACCCGGCATACCGGCTGTTGAAGCGAAAGCCCAATGGCTGGCAGACACCGTACGAGTTCAAGAGCCAGATGCAGGTGAACGTACTGGTTCACGGAAACGCCTATGCGCGCGTAATTTGGTCACGTGGTCGGCCGATCGCGCTTATTCCCATGGATCCACTTGCCACCGCCGCCTCGCTTGGCGCGGACTGGCAGATGTCCTACGTTTACACGCGGCCCGACGGCGGCACAGTAACTCTGGGCGCCAATGAGGTCCTGCATCTGCGCGATCTCAGCGCGGATGGCGTGCTCGGTATGTCTCGAATGAAGCTAGCTCGCGGCGCTCTCGGGTTGGCGAGCGATGCTGAACGCGCGGCGTCACGTGTCTTCCGTACGGGTGTCATGGCCGGTGGCGCGATTCAGGTGCCCAAGGCGCTATCTGACACCGCGTATGCCCGGATGCGACAGTCGTTGGAAACCGACTACAGCGGGGCGGAGAACGCGCAGAAGTGGATGCTTCTGGAAGAAGGGGCGGTATCCAATCCGTTTCCTATCACCTCGGCTGCTTCGCAGCACATCGAGAACCGAAACGCCCAGATTGAAGAAGTACTCCGCGCGTTTGGGGTGCCGCGTCCGCTCGCAATGATGGACGACACGAGCTGGGGCACTGGCATTGAGCAACTCGGCATCTTTTTCGTGCAGTACGGCCTAGCCCACTGGTTCACCGCGTGGGAACAGGCCTGTGCGCGCGTGCTTCTCGCTGATTCGGAACTTGAGACGCTTAGCGTCAAGTTCAATGAGCGCGCTCTGCTACGCGGAACGCTGTCTGACCAAGCGGACTTCTTCGCCAAGGCGCTCGGCGCTGGTGGGCAGAAGCCGTGGATGACGCAAAACGAAGTGCGCGATAACTCCGATCTTCCGGAATCCAGCGACTCGGAGGCCAACGACCTCCGGAACCCCATGACACAACCGAGGAAGTCCAATGAGCCTCCTGCCGCTGCCTGAGGTCCAGGCTGACGCGCGCCTTGCGCACGTCAATTTCGATATTCGTCCTGACGCCCTGGAGTCGTGGGAGCCGGAACTGCAGGCCGCTGCCGCCGATCCAGCCACTTCCATTTCGATCTATGGGCCGATCGGCCCCACTTTCGACGGCAGTGGCGTGACCGACCGCACCGTTGCAGCTGCGCTGCGCTCTATCGGTGCCAAGGACGTCACGGTCAACGTCAATTCGCCCGGTGGCAACTACTTCCAAGGCGTGGCGATCTACAACCTTCTCCGGCAGCACCAGGGAAAGGTGACGATCAATGTGCTTGGGATGGCTGCCTCTGCCGCATCACTCGTGGCGATGGCGGGCGACGAAATCAACATGGGCGAAGGCGCGCGCATGATGATTCACAACGCCTGGGGCGTTGCCATCGGAAACCGGCATGACATGGCGGCCGCCTCGGAGCAGCTTGCTCCGCTGGACGCTGACATGGCGAAGGCCTATTCGAGCCGAAGCGGCATTGCGGCCGACGAAGTCTCCAAGTTGATGGACGCCGAAACGTGGATGTCGGCTGATGACGCCGTGGCAAAAGGCTTCGCCACGGGCAATTTGGCCGCGTCCGGTGTCACCAAAGACCGCAAGACCACTGGCAATCGCAAGGCCATGGCCATGGTCGAGGCGGCCCTCGCTCAGTCCGGCATGTCGCGCTCGGCGCGGCGGGACACCCTGAAAGCCCTTTTCTCCGGCATGCCGAGCGCTGCCGAAGAGCCTGCCACGCCGAGCGCTGGCGACGACGACAGTGCAGCCCTGCTGCAGACCATTATCCATTCCTTGAAAGGGGAAACAGCATGACCATGAAACACAAAGTGCCGCGCGGCTTGGTTGCCGTGCGCGCCGACGCCGGCGCCCCTGGTGAAATGAAGGCGCTGGTCGAATCGCTCAACAAGGCGTTCGCCGACTTCAAGGCCGAGCACAACCAGCAGCTGGAAGACGTCAAGAAAGGCAACGCGGACGCGCTGCAGGCGCTGAAGGTCGAACGCATTAACGACCACATCGGCGAGTTGCAGGCCTCGGTGGACGAGCTGAACACCAAGCTGGCCTCCGCCCAGATGAATGGCGATGGCAAGAAGCTCCGGGATGCGGCTTACTCCGAGGCCTTCCACGCCCACTTCAAGAAGGGCGAAGTGATGGCGGACCTCAATAAGGGCGCCGATGGCGAAGGCGGCTTCCTCACGCCCGTGGAATGGGATCGCACGATCACCGACACCCTCGTGCAAGTTTCTCCGATGCGCTCGCTGGCCCAGATTCAGCCGGTTGGTGGCAACGGCTTCACCAAGCTGTTCAACACCGGCGGCACGGCTGCCGGCTGGGTCGGCGAAAGCGGCGCCCGCGGCAAGACCGGAACGGCGGCTTTCGAATCGCTTGGCTTCGGCTGGGGCGAAATCTATGCCAACCCGGCCGCGACCCAGCAGATCCTCGACGATACCGAGATCGACCTGGAAGCATGGCTGGCAGGCGAGGTGCAGATCCAATTCGCGCAGCAAGAGGGTGCGGCCTTCGTCGCCGGCGACGGCGTGAACAAGCCCTTCGGCATCCTGACCTATGTCACCGGTGGCGCGAACGCCGCCAAGCATCCGTTCGGTGCAATCACCACGGTGAATAGCGGCGACGCGGCGGCTATCACCTCGGACGGCATTCTCGACCTGGTGTATGACCTGCCGTCGGCATTCACGGCCAACGCGAACTTCGCTCTGAACCGCCGCACCCTGGGTGCCATCCGCAAGCTCAAGAACACCGTGGGCGACTACCTCTGGCAACCGAGCCTGCAGGTGGGCCAGCCGTCGACGCTGGCGGGCTTCGGCGTGGCTGAGTTGCCGGATATGCCGGACGTGGCCGCCAACGCCATCCCGGTTCTGTTCGGTGACTTCAAGCGCACCTACCTGATCCTGGATCGTGTCGGTGTGCGCGTGTTGCGCGACCCGTATACCAACAAGCCGTTCGTGCAGTTCTACACGACGAAGCGTGTTGGTGGCGGCGTGCAGAACCCGGAGCCGATGCGCGCCCTGAAGGTGGCTGCGTCGGCCTAAGGCCTTCGTACCTGTAGACAGAACGTGGCGCCTTCCGGCGCCACGTTTACTTCCACGGAGAGAACCATGGCGAAGTTGATCAAGGCCTTCAGGGGCGTGCCCGACGGCGAGATTTACCCCCACGAATTCCAGGCCGGCGACGAGTGTCCGGCAGAACTGGAGGCAGGCGCGATCGCATCCGGTGCGCTTGAGGACGTCCCCGCGCCCGCTGCCGCGCCGAAGCCCCCGAAGGGCAAGGGCGCCTGATGTCCATCTTGACGGTCGCCGATGCTCTGGCGCAGTGCCGTCTAGAGTCGGACTATCCCGTCGACCAGCTGCAGCCGTATATCGACGGCGCCGAGGCGGCAGCGTGCGCCTACCTCAACCGGTCGATCTATCCCGATGAAGAGTCGCTCATGGCTGCCCAGGACGCCGCGCCGAGCTTGGTCGGGAATGCCAACGCGGCGTATCAGATGGCTATGGCGGCCGCACAGCAGATCGAGGATCCCCTGGCGCGCGCAACCGCAGTCAGCGTTGCCGAGACGCGCCTCGCTGACGCGCAGCGGGCGGCCAAGTGGGCTGTATTCGGCATTGTCGCGAATGCGTCTGTGATTTCGGCCATGCGACTGACGCTGGGTCACCTGTTCACCAATCGCGAGTCTGTGATCGCCGGTTCGGCAGCCGCCGCCGTGGCGTTGCCCCAGGGGGCTGAATATCTTCTTGGCCCCCATCGCCGAGTGATGATGCCGTGAGCCTGGCAGCTGGCACCCTGGATCGGCGCATTGCGATTCAGGCGCGCGCTGGAGGCATGGATAGCGCCGGCCAGCCCCTCGATCAGTGGGTGCTCGTTGCCGGAGCCTGGGCCAATGTGTCAGGTCAGACGGGCATGCGCACGATCACTACTTCGGCAAATGGCGTTATAAGCAACGTTGGTCACTACAGCTTCCGCATTCGATATCGGGAAGGCTTGACCGCAGGAATGCGCGTGGTGATGGGTACCGAGACCTTCAACGTGCGCGAGGTGCGCAACGACTATGTGAATCGCCAATGGACGGATCTCGTTGGCGAGCTGGTAGCGATAGATGGTTGACGGCGTGGTGGCACGCATGGACTTTTCAGGCCTGTTCGCCGGCTTGGACAAGCTCGCGGGCCCAATACTGCAGCATCTTGCACGATCGATGGGCGTAGCCGGTGGGCAGGTCTATCGTGACAACGCGATGGCGTTCGCACCGGTGCGCGATGGTGCGCTGCGGTCGTCGATCTATTTGGCCTTCCGACCGGCCTATTCCGACGAAAGCAAGGCCACATACCGTATCAGTTGGAATGCAACGAAAGCGCCTCATGGCCACCTGATCGAGTTCGGTCACTGGCAGACGAACGTCCAGTATCAGGGATCCGACGGTCAGTGGTATTCCGGCGAGCCGTTGAAAGAGCCGAAGTGGATCGCCGCGCATCCGTTCATCAGGCCGGCGCTTGAGGGAAGCACTGCCATGGCTACCAACGCCATGCTGGCGCGCGGTCGCCAGCGCCTGCCGGAACTTCTTGCCGAGTACGCGTCATGACCCTTGAAGAAGCTTTGGTGCAGGCCATTGGCCCGTTGGTGGGAGAACGGGTGTACCCGGACGTGACGCCGGCAGGCGTGCAGTTTCCATGTGTGACGTATCAGCAGGTGGGCGGCGATTCCAAGTGGTATGCCGATCAGAAGGTAGCTGACAAGCAGCCGGCACGTATCCAGATCAACGTGCATTCGCAGCGTCGACTGGAAGCGAATCAGCTGGCGCGGCAGATCGAGCGATCCATCGCCACCTCCTTTTCCGAGTCTCAGTCCTACGGTGGCTTCATCGCTCTGTACGACGACGGGCCGAAGCTCTATGGCACGCGTCAGGACTTCGGGATCCAGTTCGCTGTGTCCCTGTAACCACGCAGCACCACTGCAACGACATAGGCCGCCCTTGGGCGGCCTTTCTTTTTGGTCCCACCGAGGAACTTTGTCATGTCTCAGACCTTTCCCAACGGCACCGTGTTCTCGGTAGCCACCGCGATGGCCGCCGCAATCGCCATTTCCGCGATCAGCAACGCCAACCCGGGCATTGCTTCGACTGCCACGCCTCCGGAAGCGGGCGACATCTGCGTGCTTGCATCCGGCTGGCCCAGCCTCAACAACCGCATCGTGCGCGCTGCAAGTCCGACGGCTAGCGCATTCACGATGGAAGGCTTCGACACCACGTCTGCCACGAAGTATCCGGCTGGCGCCGGTGGCGGCTCGTTCCAGGTCGCCAGTGGCTGGGTGCCGCTGTCGCAGGTAACGAGCATCGCCAAGTCTGGCGGCGACCAGCAGTTCTTCCAGTGGCAGTACGCCGAAGACCCCACCGGTCAACAGCAGCAGCGTCCGACGTACAAAAACGCCAAGACGCTGACGCTCAAGCTCGACTACGACTCGGCCCTGGCCTGGTACGACGCGCTCGACAAAGCCGACGAGGCGAAGGAAGCCATCGTGCTGCGCGCGGTGTTGCCGAACGGCTCGATCCTCTACTACCTGGTCTATCCGAGCTTCGACTCCGATCCGTCGATGGATCTCAACCAGAACATGTCCAACACGGCCACGTTCTCGCTCATCAGCAAGCTGACGCGCTACGACGCCGAAGCGTAACAAGGACGGTCCATGTTCAAGATCAAAAGCAATCCCACGTTTCCGGCGACGTTGACCCTCGTGGGCCAGGGTGTCGAGCAGAAGCTCAACTTGGTCTATCGCCACCGCACCAAGGAAGAGCGGCAAGCCCTGCTGGCGTCGCTGGTGGAAGAGGGCGCGGCGTTCGATCAACGTCTCAGTGCCGCTGTGCTCGACGTCGTCGAGTCGTGGGACGCGGATGCGGAGCTTGACTCGAACGGCCTGGAACTGCTGGACCAGTACCAGCCGGGTGCGGTGCTGGCGATCTGGCGTGGTTACTTCGAAGCGATGATGGTTTCCCGCAAGGGAAACTGATCGAGGCGGTCAGGGCACTGTACTGGCGGTGCCCGACCCTGGATCCCGATCTCGGGCTGAGGGAGGAGGACTTCCCTCGGCCCGAGGTTGAGCTCTGGGACGAGAACTGGCCGCCCATCGAGTTTTACACCCGCATCTGTAGCCAGTGGCGGCAAGGCCCGA